TGTCGGTGTCGAGAGCGGCGAGCGACTCAAGACGCTCAGCCACTTCGTTGGCTTCGGCACGGAGGGCAGCGAGGCGGTCCATGGGGTTTCTCCAGCGGCGTGATTGCCGATGGAACCCAGACTCGCATTAACCCCCCCGTCCCTTGCAGAAGCGGACTTCGGAATGTGTTGTTTTCACAAACACGGTGGCACGAGCCCCGCACCTTGGGCACCGCAGATACCGCTGCCGCTCGTCACCGCATGGGCGGCTCGATCTGGTTCGCAGTTGCTCACCGCACTGGCAGCGTGGACGCTCAGCCATGCTTCATCCGAAGAAGGGTTGCCCAGGCAGCGGCACGAATAGACGTGACAAGCCACGCCTGGTAGGAACGCATGGCGACGCCGGCAGACGTCTGCGGGTAGGCCGGCACAAGCACCGGGCCAACGTCGTACAGTCCCGCTACCTCACGAATCTGCCGAACCGCCTTGCCGTGCTCGCCAGGCCGGAAGGATTCGCCGCTCTTGTCCACCGTGAACGCAAAGGACGAGCCTTTGACGTCACGCCGCTGGATGAGCTCCAGCACGTCCGCCCGGCTCACGGGTGGCGTCACAACGTACCGCAGCCCCTTGTCGTCGCTGGACAACTCCAGCGTGCCGCTCGAGGTGCGGCCCAAAACGATGTTGCTGTCGTGATTGAACAAAGCCACGACGTCTTGTTTGGCACGCTGCCGGCTCAGAATCTTGTCGAACGCACCTGGCAGGATTTCCTCACGGAACCCACCGAGGTCGAGCGAGAGCCGGTTGTAGACGGCGGCATATCCGACGATGGCAGCCCGGCCATCGGCCCGGCTCTCAATCGTCAGTTCGTCCTCTGCGTCGAATGCGTAGTCACGGCGTTCAATTTCCATTGCCATGCTCCTGTTCTCGTCCTCGTCCTCTGCGTTCATGCGTTCCACGAGTTTGTTTGCCCAAGAGCGGCCAGGATCGCCACCCCACAGAGCCCAGGCAATCCTGCCGGCTGACGGGTAGCCGTCCTGGTCTGGGCTCCATCCCTCGCCCTGCTTGTCCACCTCGTGCCTGTCGAAATACGCCTTCATCCGGCGTGCAGTTTGTGGGCTGATGTCCGTTCCGTTGCTCAAGTCCCGTGCACGAGCGACGCCTACTTCGGTGCCACCACGGCCGTACTCTCGCCGCCATTCCAGCCCTCGAGCGGCTTCTTCACGAACGCCTTCCGGCGGCGTGAAGTCGATGTCCTCATACGCCATCGTCCACCTGCTCAGCCTCGTCTTCGGCATCGTCCTCTGGGCTATCCTCAACCTCCTGCACAACAACAGGAGGTTGCGGTGAAGGCTCAGCGGGCGGCTCCGATGCCAGCCTGTCCAGCGTCGTCATGTTCAACTGCACGAAGTGCACGTCGCCTTCCGGCCCGATGGGGTTGAGATTCTCAAGCTCACGGATCTCGTTGACGCTCATCCACCCGTTCTGCAGGGCCGAAACGTAATACTGCGACCGGCTGGCGTGATCGCCACGTAGCAGCCCGGCGACGTTGTGCTCGGCAAAGTAGACCTCGTCATCGCCCTCGGGCAGCAGGTCACGACTGATGGCCGCCTCCCACCGCTTCAGGTGCGGCAACAGGCAGTGCTGCACGAACTCCGTGCCCTGTACTTCGATGTTGCTGTAGGTGCTGCGGTCCAGTTGTTGAATCAAATGTGGAGGAACCCCAAAGCACCGGGCCACCTCAGTGACTTGTGCAGCCCTGCTTTCCAGCATCTGATTGGCTTCGTTGCTCTGCGAAAGCTCGTGAGCCTTCACGCCGTTGGGCAGCACGGCGGTGCGGAACGCACGATCCGGCCCACGGTGCATCCGCTCCCACTGCTCACGGAGACGCTCAGCCGCCTCAATCGGAATCGGGTTGTCGCTCTCAAGGATGACGCCAGGCCGGGCACCTGAGCCAAAGAAAGATGCGGCGTATGACTCCAACGCCTGCGACAGCCCGATGACATTGCGGAACAGGCGATACGTGGGAGTCGGCGTCACACCGTCTTCTGTCCTGTACCGCAGGGCGAATATCTGGCCCTGCCGATAGATCGTCTGCCGACCATTCGGCTCCCGGTACAGGTAGCGGAGACTGCCGTCCTCAAGCCGCTCGACCTCCATGCGGCTGGGGTGCAGCGGCCACAGTTCCGACACCGGGCCTCGAGCACCTGCACGAATCTCGGCGTAGCTCGCCCCGTAGTTGAGATACAGGGCCGTCATGAGATCCCTAAACTCTTGGGCCGTCTGCCACGGGTTTGGCTGCATGTGCAGCAGGCGATACAGCGGGTGGTTCGTGGCCCGCTCCTTGCCGCCGTTCTCCAGGCGTCGATAGAGGTGCAGCGGGAGGGCACTGACGCCGTCGCTGATGACTCGGATGCACGCCGTGTAGGCCGCACACGCCAGCGCCGTCTCTGGCGTCACCCGCACACCGGACGCCGTCCTGCCGCCACCCATGTCGGCCCAGTCGATGCCACGGAGATCCACCATGCGGTAGTCGGAGATGGCGTGCTCGCTCATAGCGTCATGATGTCCCAGGATTGTTCAGGCGGCTTGGCTGTTGCCGTGGCGTGAATCCCCAGCGCCATTACCAGCGACACGATGCCGTCAATGCGTTCCGTGCTGCGTGCCTTGCTTGGCTTGATGTTGCCCTGGTGATCCGTTTGCACCGCCGCATTGCTCGCCATCCACGACAGCACCGGATGACCTGCGTGGCGAATCTTTTCCGCCAGCACGAGGTTCTCCAGTTGCTTGCTAGGGCTGCTCATTGAGCCATAGCCCTGACCAAAACCTACGACGTCCAGCCCGTCTCCTTGCAGTTGCGTGGCTAGCTGGGTGGCATTCCAGCGGTCGATTCCCACCTGCCGGATGTTGAACTTCTGCGATAGCTCGACGATGTCTCTGCGGATGACGTCGTAGTCGGTGACGTTGCCATCGGTGGCACGGATGTACCCATCCCGAATCCACCCGATGTAGTCCACCTTGTCCCGCACCGTTCGCTCGGTGGCATTGACCTGTGGCACCCAGAAGAACGGCACAACGTCAAAGGTGCCGTCGTCAGCCTGGCTGACGAGCACAAATGCCGAGAGGTCATAACTGCTGGCAAGGTCGAGCCCAGCGAACCACTCACGCTTCTCTAGATCGTCCCGCAGCGGGCCGCCGCACTTCGCCCACGCATCTGGAGAAAGCCACCGCACGTCCTGCGTCGTCCAGACGTTGAGTCTGTACCGCAAGAAGGCATTGAGTTTAGACGGCGACTGCTCGGCCTCTCGGGCATCGGCTGCGAATGATTCCAGCGTGATCGTCTCGCCCAGCGACGGGTTGGCCTGCCGCCACACCTTCTCGGTTTTCCACGAGCCGTCAGCACCACACTCAGGCGGTGCGGCGTAGATGCACCCGAAGAAGGCCGGGTCTACCGTCTCGTCGGCAATGCACCGCTCGGCGTATGCGTGCTGCTCCCAGCAAATCGACTTGCGGTCGTACCCGGCCGTAGTGATCGACAGGATGAGCGGTTGCCGGCGAGCGGCACCGCCATACCGCAGGGCATCCCACAGCCGGCGATCACGCTGGGCGTGAAGCTCGTCGAATAGCAGGGCGTGAATGTTTAGTTTCGACTGGCTTGTGCCCCCCGAGCCGAAGCCCGAGGGGCACAAGCCAGTCCCTCGGCTCTGAATGCGTCAGCACTCAGCACCCGATAGAACGAGTTGCTCGCCTTGTGGATGATCGTCTTGCGGCTGTCGATCACCTCCAGGTGGCGAGACAATGCAGGCGAAGCCCGCACCATCGACGCCGCCTCACGGTAGATGATGCCGGCCTGCTCACGGTCACACGCTGCACCGTAGACCTCGGCACCAGGCTCGCCATCGGCCAGGAGCATGTAGAGGGCCACGCCGGCCAGCGTCGTGCTCTTCCCCATCTTTTTTGGCAGCTCGATGTACCCTACCCGATGCTGCCGGATGCCTTCCGGCGTGAGCCGGCCAAACAGTTCGCCAAGTACGTATCGCTGCCACGGCAGCAACTTGAACGGCTTCCCGGCGTGCTGGCCCTTGCTGTGCCGCAGCACGTCCTCAAAGAAATCGTAAATCTTGTGGGCCGCCTTCGGATTGACCGGCGGTCTATCCGTGCTTGGCGAAGAACGCCGCGAGCTCGTCTTGCGGTCCTTCTTGCTTGGTGGCACTCAGTCCGCTCCTGGCAGAAGGCGTCAGCCCGAACTCCTGCTCAATTCGCAGCATCGACGCAGCCAACTTGTTCATCATCGTGGCGGCCGGCGTGGACTGCATGTACTTCACCTTACCGGAGTCGTCACGGATCACGAGAACGTCAAGGCCACGGCGGCACTGATCAAGGTACTTCACGTACTGCTCGTGCATCGTGCAGTAGCGAGCGATCGTGTCCACATCGGCGTTTGTCATTACGCCCATGCCGATGAGCTTCGGAACGACGTTGTCCCACTTCTCGCGGGCCACGCCAGTCACCCAGTCAGGCGGCGTGATGTCATCGCTTGGCGGTTTTGGCTCGCTTTTGTTGAGCGGCCTTTTGCCGGGGTTGCCCTTGGCGATCTTCAGGATCGTCGGCTCTTTTCGCGGGCCTCGTTTGCCCATTGGATGCCTCCAGTTCTGCCTTCTTGCCGGTCAATGTCTCCCACCGCTTCACGATTACGTCGCAGTAGGCCGGCGAGATCTCCATGCCGTAGCACTTGCGGCCCAGTTGCTCGGCGGCGATGAGTTGCGATCCGCTGCCGCTGAAGGGTTCGTAGACGACATCGCCCTTGCGGGTGTGATTGCGAAACGGAGGCTCCCATAACGCGACAGGCTTTGCGGTTGGATGTTCTTTGCTTGTTTCCCTTCCGACGCGCCACAGCGTTGTCTGGTTCCTTTCGCCGTAGAAGTCTGGCCGAAATCCCTTGCGCCATCCGTAGAAACACAACTCATGCTGCCAGTGGTAATCGCCTCGTCCGAACACAAGGGATGGCTTGCACCAGATGATTTGCCTGTGAATGAGAATGTCAGCAGCAGCAGCAGCAGCAAAAAACGTGCCCTGCGTCAGCATCGGATGCCACAAATAAAAAGCACAGTTGTCGGTCAGGTGCGGAAGAACAGCCGTGATCGTTGCCTCTAAGAACTCCTGAAGTTTTGCTCCGTCCAGTTCGTCATTCTCAATGTCTTGGTGCGAGACCGCCTGTCCTTTGCTCTTGGCGTTTGCAACGTAGGCTATTCCGTAAGGCGGATCTGTCTGAAGCAGTGAGGCCTTCGCCCCCGCCATCAGCCGCTCGACATCCTCCGCCTTCGTCGAGTCGCCGCACAGCAGGCGATGTTCCCCGAGGATCCACAGGTCGCCCGGCTTCGTGATCGGATCGGCGGGCGGCTCGGGGATCTCGTCCTCGACGATCTCTTTCGCGTCGTCCTGGTAGAGGTCCGCAGCCTCGGCGAGGTCCGCGTACATCTGCTGGAGCCCTTCGCTCCCGGTGTCGACTTCGCGGAGGAGCGAGTCGAGGGCGACCGCGTTGGTCTCGGCGAGAGCCGCGAGCGGGTCGAGCGATAGGAGCAGCTTGTCGGCTTCCGCATCGTTGATGTCGAGGACGAGAACCGGCACCTCTTGCTCTGGCGTTGTCTCTGCACGCAGGTGGCCGTCCACGAGCATCAGGGAGCCGTCAGGGAGCTCGCGCGCCAGGAGGGCGTCCGCATAGCCAACTTCGGCCAGGATGCCACGCAGTGCGTCCTGCTGGGCCTTTGGATGGGTTCGCCAGTTCTTAGGGTTCGGCGTAAGGTCGGCGGCACGGACGTTACGCAGGGCTTTTACGCGGTTGCGTATGT